ATCAGCTTTATTTATAATATTTTATATTTTAAAAGTCCAAATCTGCTTCATCTTCTTCACCTTCTCCATCACCTTCATCAGCAATTTCCTGGTCAAGCTTCATAATATCTTCGTCAGATTGTTTAAGTATTGTTTGACGTACATACTTAGTTGATATATACTTACCTACTAAATCTTCCATTTGTTGTGCCATTTCTAAACGTTCTCTTAGAATTTCAAATTCTTTTAATTCTGCGAAATAGTTATCTTCTAAAAAGTCGATATTAATCGATTCTTCAATTTCTGGCCAATCTTTTTCTGTGATAATTCCTTTAAGAATTAACTGAATACGTAAAGCATCAATAATAATACTTGAGAATTTTTTACGTAAACGGTCAATGAACTTCTGGAATTTAACTTCTTCTCGAGAAATTTCACTTGCTCTTCCTACACTAAATGCCGTGTCTTGCTCTAAACGAGCGACTGGTACATTTAAAGCACGATAAAGTTTACGTTGGAAAAACTGAACATCTTCAATTTGACCAAGGTTTTCACCACCAGCCAATGTTGTTATTTCAGTTCCTCTTCCGCCTTCTCTTCGTGGTAGATAAAAATCTTCTAACATAGACATATGTCTACGATCATCACTAATGGCACCTGTTGATGCATCGTATATTAGTTTATTACGATAACGTGAAACTACTTGTTGTACGTATTCTCCTGCTTTACCCTTTGGCAAATTACCTACATCGATATAAAATATACGACGTTCGGGTGCACGAGAAACACGATAAACCACTAATGAATCTTCCATGTAACGAAGCTGATTAACAAGCTTCAGTGATTTATGTAAATGACCAATTGATCGTGTTTTATCTGCATTAAATACGCCGGATGTCCATTGTATGATAGCATCTTTTGCAAGTTTAACACCTCTAACTTTTTCTTCAGTTGTTCTACCAAGTGAAGCAGAATATACAAAATATTCATCAACTAATTTTTCGTATTCTACTTTTGTTTTTGGATCTGTTATTTTTTGTATTTCTCTAACTTTATTAATGTGCGTAGATTCAATTGGTCTTAATTCTACAATACCTCTTTGAGGGTTTTTGTCATCAATAATTACGTTAAAATAAATTCTTCCGTCAATATACCAATCTCTAAAATAATCGGTTGACTTATGATTAAACTTATAAAGTTCAAGAACTTTATTAAATTCATTTAATATTTGTTTTTTTACTTTTTCTGGTTGATTTAAATCTTGCATTGATAAATCAACAGGCACAGATGTATCACCTGCTGCAATTGCTCCATCAACAATATCAGAAATAGCAGCATCACACTCGGGTTGCAATGAAGCTTCTCTATAATTACGAATTAAATCGTGATCTGATAAAGCATCTGTTCCAGAAAAATCTAAAACTTGACCATAGTAACCACCACCACTAACAGCGACAGTTGTACTGCCATCATCATTCCTTTGAGGAATTGGTGTTACAATTTGCTTCTCTTCTTTAGGAGAAACCTTCCTAGTTATTTCGTATCCAAATAGTTCCATAATGTTATTTATATCGCTTCACAGGAAGGGATAGGACCTCCCTGTGAATTATGCGATTAAATTAAGATGTTGTGTTTGATTCCCAATATTGGTACGCCAATTCTACAGTAAATTCTTCAATTGTATCTGTTGACTCATTGCTTACGTCAATAGCTGAAATATTTACTGGGTATGCACCGCGAATTGTGTATAGTTTCTTAGTTGTTCCATCTTTATCGAGTTGTTCGATAGCCATATCTGTTTGATAATCCACAGGATTTACCAAACCAGTATTGCTTACGTGCTCGTTAATACCATTCTGCCAACGCTCAAAAGCATCGCGAATTTCAAAACCTGTATCGTTAATAATAGTAACGGTCCAGTTTTCGTATATACGATCACCAGCAATTTTCAACTGACGACCACGATAAGGAACATCTATTTGTCCAATAACACTTGCCGGTAATTGAGCAGCTTTACACATGAATTGTGCTAGTTCTGTATCACCTGCTGCGTATGCTGGAAAAGTAAGAGTAGCTTTAAATAAGTTAGCTCTTGCTCCTCCTCCTATTAATTTTGCTTTAAAATCATCTACTGTTGCCATATCTTTATCTTTCTATTAGTTACCTGTTCCAACAATTTCTGAGAATTCAATTCCAGTTCTTGTTGCTACAAAGTTAAGGGTTATAAAGTTAATTGAACGAGCAGGCTTAATATAAATGTCTGCAACAAAACGATTAGTATCAATTATGTCTCCAGTATTATTTGTTTCGTCACAAACAACTATGAAGTCTGTAATACCACGTCTTCCTTTAACATCTCTTAAGAAAGGTTCAACCATATTTCTGAACATTGCACGTGTAAACTCATCATTCAATTCGAATAATTGGAACTTAGCTGCTGTTGCAATCGCTTTTTCAACTGTAACAAACAATCTACGTACGTTAATTCTATCGAATGCAGAAGGTTTACTTTGAGCTGTTTTATCACCGAAAAGTAATATTCCTTGACCAGGTTGTGCAATAATTGGATTGACACCTGCTTTATAAAGAGTATCACGATCAGTCTTATTAGGATTGTATTTAAGTTTTGTTACTCCTAAAAGATTACCACGATTATAACCTGCAGGTGAGAACCATGCATCATTCGTACTATCTGTTCTAGCGCAAAGTCCTGCTACATGTCCAGAAGCATTAATGTATACAAAATCATCACGATATTTGTTATAGACATAAACTGCTGAACTATCTAATACTACATAAGAACTACTATAAGATGAATGGTCTGATGTAACATCACTTGCACTATCAGAATCACGATCAGCGGAAATAAATCCTACACAGTCTTTACGTGCTGTACCAGCAACACGGATGATTTCTAATCCAATTGTATTTTCACTATTAAACTGTTCTGCGAAAAGTAAATTGATATCAAGCTTTTCTGGATCGTCGAATTGACCAAGGGCTGTTACGACATGATCAGCAGCGTGAGCTACGCCAGATGCGCCATCAGTTCCATTTACTAATGAGAAGTCAAATAGATCTGCATTATCTAAATCGTCAGCAGCAGCTTTTACTGTTAGTGTAATACTATCAGTATTATTAGCAGCTCCTAATGCTTGACCTTTAATTTGAATAACGTCACCTGCAGCGTATTGGAAACCACCATCAACTACTGTTACAGTAATATTAGATGCTGTTCGAGAACCAGCTGTTCCAGCTACCGCGATTGTAAACTTCGCACCAGAACCATTATTGCTTGCTGGTGAATTAAATATGTTTGAGTCATCTTGATTATCGACAACTGTATAAGTTCCATTTACAATATTATTAGCAGTTTCCGAAATTGCAATTGTTAATGCGTCTGTATCTGCTTCTGCGCCTGTAGCTATTCGAGATGCAGCAGCTAAGTTACTAGAAAATAATTTTCCTGTAGTAGAAACTTCACCCGGTAATGCTTTATCTACGCCATCAACTGTTGACCTAAAGTATTCTTTAAAAACTGATTCAACTATAAAGATGTATTCAGAATCGCGATTAATTACTGTTTTGTAATAATTACTTCCACCATCTTTAGTAGCATCTGAATATAATGAAAGGCCTTCAAAAATTTCAAGTACTGTATTTTTTGTTCCTGTGATTAAACCATCTTCGTCAATTATAGCAACATGAATTTCGTCATGTGTTGTACCTGTTACATTCGCTGTGGCAAATGAAGTAGTAGATGCAGCAGATGACACATTAGAATTTAATGCATCTAACGAAAATTGACCAGCTGATCTGCCTGATGGTGTAATTTGAGCATTAGCAATAAATACTTTCAAACTATTACCCAGTCTTCCTGGACAACGAGCGTGAACGACTGCTGCATTAATAGCACTTGATGGTGAGTTACCATCATTGATAGAAAAAGCAATTCCATCGAATGTGTCTTTATTACCAATGTATGAACTATGAACGTCAGTTGTTGTACCATGTGCTGAACCCACCGCATTACGAGCGGTTGCGTCAATAGCACGTGAAACTACAAGTGCGTTCCCGTATTTTAAGAAGCTGGCTGCCTGAAGAAAAGGAATGTAGTTGTCGTAAACAGCACCGGAATCTGTACCAGTTGGAACGCCATAAACGTCAGCTAATTCTTTTTCAGAAGAAACAGTACGTGTTTCTCCTACAGGGCCCCAGCTGAAGTGTCCTGCAAAAGCACCGATCGATGTCGATACTGCAGGAATCACATTGGTCAAATCTACTTCTTTGACCTGTACTCCGGGTGATACCTGAAATCCCATATTAGTTGTTTCCTTTCAAAATAAATGTTAATGTTAAGATGTTTAGCATAGCAAGGTTTTATCAATAATACTATTTATAACAATTAAAGTTTAGACCATTCGTCAATATCGTTACGCATTTTTTCATAAGGATTATCTGCGTCTAAACCATTCGATATAATACCAAATGGTGGAACATCATCTTCTATTTGTTGCATTTTTTCTTTAAACAACATATCTTTTAAATCAACAGTTGATATATCACCAAATGCTTCTGAGGAAACAAACCAAGCAAATAAAACTAAATTCATTACCATATCATCATGGTTGCCTGAACTTGCTTCGTACGAATTACCTTTAACTTCAAAGGTTGCTAATTCTAAAATTGTTTTTTCATCAATAACCGTAAGCTTACCAAGCTCAATTAAATCCTTTAAATTAGAACATCCAATACGTTTAATTCGTTTAGTCATCATTACGCCTATACCATTTTTGCGAACTGTTGATTCAACAAATGTATTTTCGTATTCATGCTCATAATAAACATCTTGACAAACAGCCATACCAGCGTCGTTATTTTCAATAATAACTAATGCTTCATTATATTCTTTTGCAACACGTACAATGATTTCAGGAAATAACATAGGAGATATCATATTATCTCTAAAGGTCGCAACCTGTCTAAAATTACCAAATGTAGCATCAATAACAGTAAAGGTTGAATAATCTTGACCGCGACCTTTTGAAACATCAACTGTCATAATGTATTGATGGTCTATTTCCGGATCTTCGAAATAGTTAACACCTCTATGATTCCTTGCAGGATTTTGCATTTGCAATCCTAAAAGTATATTTGAAGAAATTAAAGTATTAGAAGTACCTATAAAATTATTACCAAATTCTTGTTCAAATTGCAATTCCGACGTATTAGCAATTG